ACTGACTGTTTGAATCCTACATGTGTTATCTACATGTGTGATAGCTGGGATCTTATCTCTCTTGTCTTCTTTTACCGTCTGAGAATATAACATGTATGGACTCTCAATACCTTCTTCAAAGTAGTCTTGTAGATGGTCCTTAAGTATGACCCCAGCGAAAGGTCTCCACTCTTCTCTATGCTTTACCTTCTCGTTTAAAATATCCTTATTCTCTTTATATTTAGGAGACATCAAAATAGATCTATTACCTAAAGCACGAGGCCCAAATTCTGATCGACCTCGATACCAAGCAACTATCTTTCCATCTTCTAGATATTGTGCAACTTTCTTTAGATCTAAATTTTCTTCTCTAATTTCCAATGGTGTAAGATATCTTCTACCTAGAAATGCTAGATTAGAGGGAACTTTAACATCATGCCACAATGATGCACCAAAGGCAGCAGCTCCATATGACAAACCACAATCACTTACAAAGGGTGTGATGTGAAACTTTCTATTCTTAAACTTCTGTACTATCTTTGTGTTAGCATTGATGTTAAGAAAAGTACCGCCAGTCAAACAAACAATAGGCTCCAAGTAATCTTCATCAAGTCTTAAGATTAGTTCTATCAGGGATTCCTCAAAATTGTATTGTAATAGTTGTGCTTTTTCTTCTGGAGTCAAAGGGTATGGATCTGGATCTCTCATATCAAACTGTACTTGTGGAAAGTATTGTCCAAATTGATATAATTTTGTATTGTGTTTGGTAGATCCATAAGCTGCAAGACCCATAATCTTACCACTCATAGAGCAGTGATATAATGGATCATTGTATTCTATTTTCTTATTAGTCTTTTTACAATAGATGTAATGTGCCCATGTTTGATATAACAATCCCCACTCACCATTGAAAGGTAGATATCTATATTGGTTTTTTCTTTTATTAAAATATACTAGAGAACATTTTTCCAATCCAAGAGAACAATCACTTGTCCAGTTGTGAGATCCTCCTCCATCAATTACAATACAAACGCCTTCATTTGATTCTTGACTGAATATAGATGAATAAGCATGTGCTTGATGGTGAGAAATATATCCTACGTCTGCATTTGGAAAGACTTCTTGTAAAAATTGATGGGGTTTACCTTTGAACATGTGTTCCTTACACCACTCTTGTAAACCAATGTCTACGAATATAACTAAATCAACTTCTTCTTTTGGTATCTCATCTAAAACATAGTCTATAGATTTCTCTGGATATCTGCCATCATATTTTAAACCACTAAGTCTCTCTTCCTGTATGCTACATAGGTGTTCACCATCTATGAACAGAGTAGCACCAGCGTCATGTACATAAGATTCTTTTGAAGATCCATCGAAACCTATGGAGCCATATATTCCTAGTACTTTCATTTCAAATAAACCTTTTCAATTTGATAATTAAACTTCTCCTCATTGTATATTTTAACACGTTCAAAGAGATGATTCAATGTATAATTTTTTTTACTTTTGATAGAAATGTCATCTGCGATATCGTATAAGACGGCCTTAGTTTTATTCTTACCTTTACGCAAGACCCTACCAATACTCTGTAAATTGCGTATTCTACTCTTGCTAGGAGATGCAAAGATGACGTTATGTAAGTTCTTAATGTTAATTCCTGTAGAGAATGTTCCATAAGAGGCCACAATGATTGCATTTTTTTCTCTATCAACGATAGATCTAACTTCTTCACGCTCTTCACCATCTACTCCTCCATGTACATAAAAAACTTTTCTCCCACTCTTAACACTATTGTTAATTAAATTATATAGAGGTTCACCATGAGCCTCCACTCTACTGTATAAGACTAGAGTATTACCATCAAGACTCAACGAAAGATTTTTTATGAACTCATTTCTTTTATCATGTTCTATGATATAGTTCATCTCTTCTCTGTAATCATCAAAAGGTATTGCAGGGTGTTTGATGAGAATAATTCTGATATCTAACTTAGCTAACTGTCCTTTACTCTGTAGATCTGATGTCTGTGTCACCTTGTATGAAGGCCCAAAGAGTCCTTCCAATACCCATTTGTGAGTCTGTGATCCGCTCAGAGTTCCTGTAAATCCATATCTATATTTGGTATCTTTTAGTTTTGACATGATACCAATAAGAGATTTTGATTTGAATTGATGTGCCTCATCACCTATAATGACAACAAACTGAGAGAACCACTGTCTATCCATATTGTAGATAGATTGCCAAGTTGATATAGTTACACGTTGTTGTGCAGTCTTGTCTCTACCAGCATATACTTTATGACAATACTTTTCTACATTCCAACCATAATCAGTAAAGTCTTTGTACATCTGTTCTACAAGAGATGTAGTTGGAACTACAAGTAATATTCTTCTCTTTCTACCTACATGATATCTCGTGACAGCATAGATCATCAATGACTTTCCTGATCCAGTGGGAGATATAATTAATCTTCTGTTGAATTTTAGTGCATCATATACACCTTGTATCTGATAATCTCTTGGTTTGAAACTAGAGATTGCAGCCATATAATCTTTTACGCCTTCTAGTGATATCTCATCATTCTCTTCAAATGGAGTTCCGTATGTTTCATTATCTACAAACTTTACACTATAGTCTGACTTCCTTGCCCATGCAACAATCTTATCTAACAATCCCACATATACTTCACCTGTTGCAGTTGAAAATAATCTTATCTTGCCATCCCAATGTCTGCTCCTATACTGAGGCATATACTTTGCGCCTGGAACATCAAAGGTAAAATAGTCCGACAGTTCTTGTTGCACATGAGGTTGTGCATCTACAGTCAGATGTACTTCATTCTTTTTGGCAATGATAAGATCACTCATAACCCATTCGTAAATCTTTGCCACTCAATGGCATTTTTGATTTGATACGTTCGATTCGATATGATTTTGAGAATACTTTCCAGATACTCAAGCATGATCTGTTGGTATTCAATCTTTGCAGTACACTTTATAAGGTCTGCGTCTGCATCAAAGTATTTGTCTAAGTCTGCCTTCAAGACTTTGAAGTCAAACGGTTTATCAACATATACCTCTGGTGATGCCTTACCTGTATAATATTGCCACTTTTCTTTCTTTAATATTTTATACTGTGTTTCCTGAGCTTTCTTTAGAGTCAGGATGTTATTATAAATTTTGTAGTATTTGGCGTGTAAGGCGGGTATTTTTGTTGATTCGTTGTGTAGTAATTCATTATCAATTATGGAATCTTTGTCCCATAAGTCTTGTATAAATTCAAGATTCATTCTTTAGTAGACTCTCCACATTAAAAATAGTTTATTTAAAAGTAGCAGTCGCTACAATATAATTTATATCAGTTACGTCAGCGCTAAATGGAACTGGTGTTAAGGATACTGGAAATAGATCCTTGAATGTAATTTTTGCAATAGCGTTGAAGCTACTATTATACACCAAAATTGATCCATCTGACCGTGCAGCACCTAGAAGTGTTGTGTTTTCTGGATTTAAGTCAACAGCTTCTTCTAGAGACTCTGGATATCCTAATGCTCTCATCCATCTTTCAATCTCTAAGTAGTTCTCTAGATTCTCATCAATAAAGAAATCTATATCCAAATCACCATACTGCAACTTATCGCCAGGAACAGGAATGTCTCTGAGATAGTTGGTTTGTATTGCTGCACCTAGAGTTAGGTTAGGTATAGAAACAGACTTAGAAAAGAAATCAACCTTTGGAGCTTTAGTCAAGGTAAACTTGAATCCAGCTGGAGACAGAAAATTCCTGTTATTAAGTTGTCTAGAAAATAGATCAGGTCCTTTAACTGAGGTATAATCTGCCATGAGTTTTTACTTTTATTTAGCAATTTTTGTTAAGGTCTTCTGCCATGTTGCCACCTATATTAGCGCCTTGATCACCACCAAACATAGCCACCCAGCCAGCAGCGACCCAACCAACAAAGGGAATAGTACTAAGAGTAGGAGCAGCAGCTGCACCAACTGAAGTACCCACAAGTCTTCCTGTGCCTTCTGCACTTCCGATTGCTTTAACACAGGCCTCACTTTTTCGTGCGGAAGTTATCTCATCTGCTTGTTTTTGTGTCAATCCAGGCTTTCCGTCTAACCATGAGCGAGTATTAGATACTGCACCACCTTGGTTGGTCTGACCATCCATGAAGTATTCTTCTGCAATTTTAGTAGTGTTGTTCGCCAGTCCTAAGAAACCACCTTTCTTTTTGATGTCCTTAGTAATGTATGCAGTCTTAGGATCGTTTGCTTTATACGAAATAGCATACCCCTCGTCTGATACACTGACTTTATATGATGTGTAAGGCCCTACAGGTAAATCTACTGATGGTAGTGGTGCTTCTTTTTCTCTTGTGGCAATGTATCCAATCATTCCGATATGTGACACAGCAAAGAGACTGCCAACTATTCCAACAGAAATCCATTTTAACTTATTCATAATTCTCATACTATACTGTCTATTATATAGGCACAAAAAAAGAGACCCATTTGGGTCTCTTTGAAAGGATTGTAATACTTGAATTACATAAGGTTAGAAACCTTAACTCTCCTGTAGTAACGGTTAGCGTTGGATAGAAGTCTTCCAAGACCTTGGTTAGTTACGTTACCTTCTGCAAATGGGTTTGCAACGATTCCGTAACGAGTCTTAAAGCCAATTTTTGGTTGGAAGGTGTCTTGTCCCACAGCTCTTACCATCTGTAATGGAACGTAAGGGCAGTAGAATAATCCAGCGTCGTAAGGGTTAGTACCTTTGTAACCTACAACGTAGTACTGATCAGCACTGTTGTTTGCAGCGAATGGGTCGATGTAAACTTTGTACTTACCAGCTAATGTACCAGCAAATGTATTACCAGTGTCATCAACGTTTAAGTTAGCGTTAAGTGCAGGGGTGTAATCTAGGATTCCAGCCATTGTAAGGGCGGAAGCAACGTCAGCAGAGCATAGAACTACGTTGCCTTTTCCGCGACGAGTTCTTTGTGCGATTTGGTTCGCATCTCTTTCGATCTGGAATAGAAGTCCTTTGAACTTCTCAACTGACCAACGACCATTACTGTCGGTGTCTAAGTCGAATGTTCCAGCAGTTGCAGTGTTGATTGTTGCACCTTGTTCTGCGACCTTGTAGATGGTACGGATAACTTCGCGGTTGATCTCTGCAAGAATCTCTGTTGAGAGAATGTTTGCGAGTTCAGACTCAGCGTTTAATCCGTGAATTGCCTTAAGGTCTTGAGCCAATTCTAAACTGTACTCAGCTTTGAGTGCTCTGGACTTCGCAGTCACAGTAACTTTCTCGATGCTGAATGCCATCTCTTGGAAAGCGTTAGCAGCAGCGTCTCCTAATGCTTCTGACTCTCCAGTTACCATACCTTGACCAACAGAGTAGTCAGTTGTAGTTGCAGAACCTACAGGGTTAAGAACGCCTGGGTTTGTTCCACTTGGAGATGAAGTTGTACCGAAACCAGCAGCAACGTCTGTCATTCCGCCAGTTAAGTTCTGTGAACTGTTCTGACCAGAGAATGATGTATCTGGTTCGTCGAATAGAGCCTCAGTTCCACTCTGATTAGTGAATCTGGATCTCATTGCGAAGATAAGTCCTGTAGGACCACTCATTGGTTGTACACCAGCAAGGTCATATGCGACCAAGTTTGGCATTGCACGTCTAATCAATGAGATTAGTACTGGGTCGAAACCAGCAACAGGGCCAGCTGGAGTTGCTGAACCAGTAAATCCACCTGTTCCAGCGGAGTTAGTTGGAGATGCTTCTGTCAATGACTGGAAAGCATTCTCTTCTCTGAGCATTTGCTCTTGGTTCTCAAGGAGAACAGCAGTAACATTACGTCTGTGTGCGTCCTTGATTGGGTCTGATCCTTCGTGATCTAGAAGGGGAGCCCACTTCTCAGTGAGTTGTTGATAATTGATGTTTTGTTGCATCGTCTTGGGTTGTGTTTAGTTAAAAATTAACGAGTTCCTATTTCATACGTCCAAGTGCGTCAAGATAAGCGGCCATTGCACCAGTAGCTGGCTCAACGTGTGCTGCTTCTTCTTTCAGTTCTTGAGGAGCGGACGTTGTGGTAGTTGTCTTCTTCTGTCCGAAATAAGATTCTTTCAGAGTTTCGATTTTTCCACGATAGGATTCTTCACTTTCAAACTCAACACTCTCTGCAAGACTTTGGAGCTTCTCTTTCTGAGATACTGCAAGTCCTTCAGCAACGTTATTGAAGATAGTCTGAGCGGTTGACTCACCAAGTTTTTGGTTAAGTGTAACGTTCTTCTCTATCTGCTCATTGAGCTTGGTCTCCATTTCATCAAGTTTGTCCACCATGTTTTCTAGGACATCATATTTGTCTTCAGGTAAAGTTACATAATGTTCTTCAAAAAGCTTTTTCATGCCTTCCATGAATGATTCTGTCATCTCAGTCTTGATTCCGTTCTCGACTTGGAGAGCATTTTCTTCCATCCATTCTTGGGCGACATATTCGAGGTATGCGTCTGTTCTCTCAGTGAGTTCGACTTTGATTTCCTCAACCTGTTCGGTGAGTGCCTTAGCATACTCTTCGTTTAATTGATTTTCGATATCAGTGATTTTAGCATTGATGGATGCTTCAAAGATTGTCTTAGCCTTCTCTTTAAACTCTTCGGATAAATCCTCACCAGATAGAAGTGCGTTAACATCTTCTTCAATGGCGGCGTTTAAATCGACTGCTTCTGTTTCAGTTGATTCTTCTTCAGCGACAACCTCTTGAGATTCGTCAGCTTCTGCCTCTTCGGCATATTTTGGTGCAGTAGGCATAGGATCAGCTTTTCCAGCGTTCTTTGTAATCACATCTTTAACTTGCTTAATAGTACCAGTTGGTGTCTTAAGCATGTTACTGTTGTCATCAGGCTTTGAGTTCTCAGGTGTAGGGCCACCAAGATCTTCAACAGCACCTTGACCATCAGGAACGTAATTTGGTGTGGTTGGCATAGGATCTCCCTTTCCAGCTCCACTGTTTACAGCCGTTTTGGATTGCTGTGTCTTTACTTCCATTTCTTGTAAATCTCCACGAGACATTTTGAACTCTCCGTCTAAAAACGTGTTAGATATCGTATAATCTATGTTTATTTATTAAATCAGAGATTTGATAGGAAGTTCTGGAAGATTTCCAGTTTCTTCTCGTCAAGTTGTTTCTGATCTACTAACTTATTTATAGTTTTTTGGGTCTTCTCAATAACTGCCTCCACTGCCTTTTCAGGCTCAGCAACAGCAATCGCAGGGTGAGTCATAGTCTTTTCTTCTATAACTGCTACCTCAGATTGTTTTGCCTTTAGGATTCCAGCTTCCCAGATCCAATCAACTCCCTCCATAATACCATTCACAAATGCGTCTGGTGCTGAAGGATCTGCAACTATGTCAGCTGCAGTTGCAAGCATGAAGTCCTCACCGACAACTTTATAGCCTTCGCTAGTGTCTTTAAGACTTCCCATTCCTCTTGATGATACTCCAAGAGTAACACCGTCATCTAATAATGACTGTGCAATCGTACCCATTGGTGTATTGAGGAGTTGTGCTTTACCCACAAAGTTTGTTCCTTCTTTATGAAGGTCTACAATTTTGTGTGAAACTCTGTCTAGGTTAACAGTAGGACCTTCTGGGTGTCCTAACTCACCAAGAGCACGACCTTTGCCAACAAACGCTTCATTGTATCTGTTGACCTCTTTTTCAAGAGTTTCTACAGGATAAAAACGTCCATTTCTGTTCTTAAGGTTTCCTTGTAAAAAGATACCCTCAATAAACATATTCTTCTTGCCGTTTTTTTCTTCGACAAGAACCTTGGCGGTTTCGATCTCTTCCGTGATGAGTTTCATTAGTTAAGCCTCAGGTTGTTCTTCTTCTACTTCATCATCTACAGGTTCTGCCTCAGCGACAGGTTCTTCAACTTCTGCTGTATCCTCAACAGAACTAGGTGTGCCATCAGCTGGCTCAGTCTCTACCTCTTCCTCATCATTAAGATAGGGATTAGGTCCACCGAACATGTCGGCAGTCACCGCAGGCTTAACGAGATCGATATTCTCCGCAGCCTTGTTATATAAGATCTCTTTGATCTTATCATGTATCTGGGTTGCAGAACCATCTTCGCCAGCAGCGATCATGTCAAGTAAATCATTATCCATAAATTTGTTAATATAGAATTAGACTAGTATTATTTATATTTCTCCACCTTCTGGCATTTCTGGAGCCTCTGTAGCAGCACCATCTATGCCTGGATCTTGTGGCATTTGACCCATATTTGGATCTAATTTACCACCAGGCATTTGTTCTGGATGAACACCCATTTCTAATTGTTGAACTTCCATAGGATCTGCAAGTTTACCATCTTTGATTTCTTTAGCCATTTGCTTATCAATCTCGATGATCTCCTCATCCTTTTGCTTCAGAATGTTTCTACGAACATAATCAAGTGAGAAATACTTACCAACGTAAGGATCAACAGCAGCAACAACGCCTAACCTTTCGTTTAGTAATTCTGTTTCCTTGAGTTCTGCGAAGTGATTATCGTATACAAAATCATATTGTATATGATCTGATAATGTTTCCCAATCCTCTGGTGTAACAATATTTTTGAGAATCAACTGAGTCTTCAATAGATCATTGAATAAGGCAGAGAATCTCTTTCTCATTCTACCAACAAACTTAGTGAACTTAATTTCATCTCTTAGGATCTCGGAGGATCTACCTAAATTGAATCCTTCTCCTGATCCAGCAATACGAGATTCTGGAACTCCTAGTGAACGGTATAGTTTCTTTTGGAAGTACTCGATGTCGCTAAGTTCGCCAAGATTCTGTCCACCTGGCAACGTAGTGATCTCAGTGCCTCTGCCACCTTCTCGTCTTGGTAGCCAGAAGTCTTCGAGCATGGACATGTGTTTTCTATCATCTCTAATTTCTCCTGTTGATGCGTCGTATACTAATTTGTTTCGATAACGGTTCATCACCTCTTTGAGGTATTGTTCCGCTTTTAACTTAGGTAAGTTACCTACGTCAATGTAGAATATTCTACGTTCTGGCGCTCTTGATAGTCTGTATATAACAAGACTATCTTCAATCATTCTCAGTTGATTGAGTGCCTTGATTGATTTGTGTAAGTAAGAAAGAATAGTTTGTTTGTTCCTGTCAACTAAACCTGAGTGACAGAATGTGATAGCGTCTGGTGCTATCCTTACTGGTCTCTGTTTAGTTGCAAAAGGAGTTTGACCAATAGCACCTAGAGCATTTTTACTCTGTGTTGCACTAGGATCATACTGATAATACTCTT